GAGCGCGCCCCGTGTCTATGGTAGCTACTCCAAATTGTTGTTTGGTAAAGCCCCGGCGGTACTCAACCCGCCTATCCACCCGGATAAAATGTGCGATACCGGGAAAGGGAAGTAGAGTCGTTGAAAATTACGACGAAATGCTCGCACTATGCAGGGATATTATATCCCCGCATAGGGTTACACCAAATTACAATATTAAAGGAGAAATTATTATGAAAAAGAGCCTGTACAAATTTGCCGCTATGGATGTTATTGTGAACGCTTTGAATGACAAGTGTACAGCACTGCGTGTCGGCGCAGAACAGAATGCAGCATATTATGCCGATAATGACGGCGGTATTCCTGAGTGGGCACAAGCTGAAAACGACAAGAATATTGCTATCGCTGAGTATATCGAAAATTTCATTGACAAGCTGTGTTAACACAGCTTGCATTGGGCAACCAAATTCAAACAACAAAGGAGAAATAATTATGTATATTACAGGCAAAAAGGCGCGTTCCTATGTCAATCAGTATAACCGCACCTATTTCCCGCTGACCCTTGACGACGTTTACAAGTCTTACAGCGTCGCAAAGCTTCATGCATGGGAGTATTGTAAACGCAAATGTGATAGCATGAACGGTAGACGTTTGACCGTACTTTCGCACAATAGCAACTTTTTCACCGCTGCTTTTGAGTACACGCACCCCGACACAGGTGTTCTCATGCTCCACGTCGAAACATACGCCAACAGTTACGACATGGAAATGTGAGGTGTTTCACATGAAACAATGGAATTTTTGGCAAAACGTATTGTTCATAGTCGCACTGTTAGGATATCTCATTTGTGCGAACGTAATAGCAAACCTCATTGTGCCGCCTATTTACTAAAATAGGCGGGCATCGGGCAAAACCCAAATATTTCAAACAACAAAGGAGAAAACAAAAATGAAGCGCATGATTACACGCACCATCGACCTGCATACCTACACCGTACGCACCCTGAACGTTGAAACCGCCGAAGTACGCGACATCGACTACGTTCTCGGCACCCACTACGCAGACGCCAAAGTTCTCGCAGAACTCCGCGCCCAGCACGAAACCGAAACCCTCAAGCTTGTCGCTATCGTCAACCACACCACGGAAACCTGTCTGTACGGCATGGACGAACAGACCTTTATCAACCTCGCCACCGTTTTGCCGCCCCGTGGCAAAGCCGAAAACGCACCGGAATAATCCGGTGCATCGGGCAACAAGCCAAATACAATAAAAGGAGAAATCAAAATGAAAGAGTTAGACTTTAACACTGAAAACAGCGTCAAGGTGGTCAAAGCTATGGGGCGCGGCCTTGTGACAGAGTGTGCACGGGATGTGCTTTGCTCCAAAATCATCGGTAAGCAGCCTGACACACTGATTGAGGGCATGGCAAAGGCAGCAAGTCTGTTTGTCGATATTCTCACCAAAGAAACAGAATTTCGTGACGCGCTCAAATTACTATCTGAGCAAGGCGTAATCATCGAATGATGGCTACGCATCGGGCAATACGCCAAATACAACAAAAGGAGAAAAAACGATATGATAGACGTAACACGCTTCACTGTACCGGAGCTTGTCAAATTGAAAGAGCTTACCGATAGCTCTCGTTCAGCCCTTCACACACTTTGCTCAAGCCGAAAGACATGCACAGGCTGTCAATGGAATACCCTTTGCATTTACTATCGTGACTTGTGGCTTATGGCTCACAAGGAGCTGAAAAGGAGGTGTTTCTAATGCGCTATTTGGTAGATGAAATGCCGCGCAACCCAATCGACTGCCCGTTTTGCGAACCAAAGCTGTACAAAAACGAATACAACTGTGCCAAAACAGGCGGTCTATGTGGTCGCTTCACAGAATGCCCGTTTCCAGTCGAAACCCCTTATTCCTGCGACGGCCTTGTTTCCATTCGCGGCCTAATTACACGCTCCGAATTGAGCGAAGCATTAGCAGAAGCAGTAAGGAGGGCATAATGGATAAAGTAGAAGTACAATGTTTACGCTGCGGACAACGGCACATTTTACGAAATTTACCAATATTTTTGAATGCCGAGCGGGATAAATTTTGGCAGTGCAACGGATGCTTGTGCTGTAACAAGTTGGCGGAAAGTAAGAGAAGGACAAGGAGGACGTATCATGATTAAACTTTACCGCAGCAGATTCACCCCAAAGCAGCTTCGTGTTTTATCAAGGTACTGTGACGGCTTTTGTCCAGAGGGACACGCCCCAATGATTTGTAAACGCACTGGTTGTGATTTGTGGGAAATTTGCCAAGATTTACAACGTTTGAGTGCTTACGCTGCGAACCTCGCCAACGAACAGGAAGCCGCCGCTGCCAAAAAGTGAAAATTTGCACATTGTTAAATTTTTCACACTTGGTTACAAATTCCCAAAATCCCAATTTCCCTATTGACGAATGCCACATTATATGGTACAATATAATTGCCAATCGGTAGTGTGTCATCTCATTTCCCCTCATTTGCCGGGCTTCATCGCCCGGCGCACCGGGAAGGCCGTCCCTCGCAGGAGTTCGACTCTCCTGTTCCCGAAATTCATCAAAACCAACACAACGAAAGGAGAACAAACAAATGGCTAAGACCCCTATGATTACTCGCACCATCCAGACTACGGAGGTTAACGTTCTGTGCATGGACATCAAGCAGGGCGAACCCTTCAACACCACCGTCACCCTGCCCCGTACCTACAAGGACAACGCTGCCATGCTCAAGGCTGCCGCTGCTGTCATCGACAACGACGAAGTCAAGGCTGTCCATGTGGTCACTTCCGAGGTCAAGGAAACCCTGTACGGCATGAAGGAGACTGACTTCATCGCCAACGCGGACATTCTGCCCGCCCGCACCGTCAAGGAGCATGAGTAAGGCTTGCCGCGAATGTCCTGTGAGAGAAATCTGCATACAGGCTGTACTCAATAAGCGTTGCCCCATCAAGACATTCAACAAGAAAAACAACAAAAAGGAGAACAGAAAATGAGCAAGCCTATCACCATCACCGTATTTTCCAAGCAGCGCACCGCCAATGACGGTAAGAAGTTCAAGACCTATTTCGCCACTCTGCCCGGCGACGAGAAGCCGATGAAGGTCAAGTTCCGCGAAGCTTGCGGAGCGCCTGAGTGCCCCGCCAACATTGACCTCATGCAGGGCGAGTGCAACATCTCCAAGGAAACCTATACCGATGTTGTGACCGGCGAGGTCAAGGCTGTCCCTGTTCTGTGGGTGTCCAACTTCACTATGAGCAAGGAAGCTTACCGTGACACCAGCATGGACAAGTATTTCTGATACAACCAGACCAACAGAAAAGGGAGCCTAAGAAATTAGGCTCCCTTTCGTATCAACAAGGAGGACTATGTGATGGCAAAACGTGACGAAGCTGCAAATTTACGTCGTCAAATAAAGGCGCTGCAAAAGCGTGGGTACATGTTCCCAAAAGGTTACACACCTACGCCCGGCGCAAACCTGTACGAAGCAGCGTATTACATTGACCAATCTACGCCAACTCCTCACGCAATTACAGGCGTAGAACGCCGCAAACAAGAGCGTAGCATAGCAGCACGAAAAGCAGCAGAAACAAGGCGCAGGAGAGCACTAATCACAGAGCCAGAAACCACTCAAGGCTTGCCCACCGATTTAGGCAAAGTCCTAACAGAGATTCAGCGCAAAATTGATGAATGGCAGCCCCTCACGGAATGGGTAAACCCTAACACCAAAGGCGAGACATACGAGAACAGCGCGTTCACCAAAGTAAAGACACGAGATAAGAACAAACTGAAAGCTATGCTCGACATGGCTATTTCTCAAGAAGGTGCGCAAACAGTAGTTGCACGGCTTGAAGCAAATGCAGAGATGGCAAACACGCTTGCTACTCAAATCCTGTACGGCGGCTCTGGCGACCGGACAGACTTCAACTATATGCAAGGCGAACTTGCCGGATTTGCTCAAATATTATTAGGCAGAAATCTCTCCACACATGAGAGCATAGACCTTGAGCAGCAAATCGAAAGCTTCATGTCAGCCTAACCACTATGAAGAAACGCACTAACCGAGTATTTGTAGGAGACTTTGAAACAACAGTATACAAAGGCCAAGTGAATACGGAGGTTTGGGCGTCTGCTTGTGTAGAAATAGGCACCGAAGATGTACAAATCTTCCATAGTATTCACGACCAATTTGAATACTTTGTCTCCCTTGATTGTAACATTCTATGCTATTATCATAACCTAAAGTTCGATGGCTCTTTCTGGCTTTCATACCTATTACTTGACCGAAAATTTACTCAATCAACTGAGAAGCTTGCAGACGATTCAGTTAAAATGCACCAAGCAAAAGATATGCGCAACGGAGAAATAGCCTATGCAATATCAGCCATGGGACAATGGTATCGTATTCTTATCAAAAAACATGACCACATCATAGAAATAAGAGATAGTCTTAAACTTCTACCCTTTAGTGTAAAGCGAATAGGTGAAAGCTTTGGCACAAAACATAAGAAACTTGACATGGAATATAAAGGTCTACGTTATGCCGGGTGTCCGATCACACCAGAAGAACAGCAGTACATAGCAAATGACGTTCTTGTAGTCAAAGAAGCACTTGAAATTATGTTCGCAGAAGGTCACGACAAGTTGACCATAGGAAGCTGCTGCCTTTCAGAGTACAAGAAATCCGTAGGCACAAAAACCTATAAGGGAATGTTCCCAAACCTATATGAAATTCCAATAGACAAAGAGCTATACGGTTCACCGACAGCAGGAGACTACATCAAGCACTCTTATCACGGCGGCTGGTGCTACCTCGTGAAGGGCAAAGAGAAGCAAATAAAACATAACGGCACCACGGCAGATGTGAACAGTTTATATCCATCAATGATGTCCAGTGAAAGTGGAAACTGGTACCCGTTCAAAGAGCCAACGTTTTGGAAAGGTGATTACATACCAGTTGAAGCGATGGAGATGGGCAAGTATTACTTTGTTCGCTTTACCACACGCTTTTATATTAGGCCAAACAAATTACCTTTCATTCAAATCAAAAACACTTTCAGATATCGAGCTACTGAAATGCTTGAGACGAGCGATGTACTAAACGAAGAAACCGGAGAATACTGCAAGGAAATAATCAATCTCAATCAAGAAGTTGTGCCGACCACCGTTACCCTCACAATGACCATGACAGATTTCAAACTTTTCAAAGAGCACTACGAACTGGTAGACTTTGAAATCCTTGATGGGTGTTACTTCAACGCAGCGTTTGGAATATTTGATGACTACATCAACAAGTACAAAGAAATTAAACTACGCTCAAAAGGGGCACAGCGAGAACTTGCAAAGCTATTCCTCAACAATCTATACGGTAAGATGGCTTCGTCCACATCTTCCAGCTTCAAGGTAGCATACGATAAAGGTGATGGCGTACTCGGATTTTATACGCAACCAGAGAACGATAATCTTCCCGGTTTTATCGCGGTTGGCTCTGCAATCACGTCATACGCCCGCAACTTTACCATTCGTGCAGCCCAAGCCAATTACTATGGAGCAGACAAACCCGGCTTCATTTACGCTGATACCGACAGCATTCACTGTGATTTACCTCCCGAAGAAATAAAAGGTATCACTGTACACCCCAAAAATTTCTGTTGTTGGAAATTGGAAAGCTGCTGGGACACTGGATGGTTTGTCCGACAAAAGACGTACATAGAACACGTTACCCATGAAGATTGTGAGCCAATTGAAAAGCCATATTATAACATTCGTTGTGCGGGTATGCCTGAAAGCTGCAAGAAGTTATTTCTCAAATCTATTGAAGGGTGGAATGACGAGGAAAAAGAAGAAATGACAGACCCCGAAAAGCAATTCCTGTATGAGGACAAGGAGTACACAAAACCAATTAGGCGAACGATTGAAGACTTTACAATAGGTCTTAGTGTTCCCGGAAAATTACTGCCAAAGCGTATACCGGGTGGTGTGCTGCTGGTAGATACAGATTATAAAATGAGGTGATAGAATGAATGAGAACGATAAACAAGAACTATTACAACAGCTTGAGAGGTGTAAAGATACACTTGATGTAATCACGACATTTGGGGACGACCGATTTTGCGGCTTCAACTGTACACTTGATTGCCAATCGTGTTACAAAGGGGCAATTTCAACAATTGATGCGATAATGTGTATGGTAAAGGAGAAAATGTAATGGATATGGTTAACACGCCTTGTGATATGTGTAAAGGTTGCAGTGTTCCTAAAATGATGGAGAAACTTGACCCTTATGAGAGCGAGTATTATTTTTCTTGTTATGATTGCGCTTGTTACGGTTGTAAAGATTTGCATAATTGTACTGGCCAATGCTATTATGGGAAGTAAAGGAGAAAAATGTAATGGACGCTATAACGTTTATCGAGGAACGGAAAAGAATGTGCAACATGCATCCTGGCTGTCCGGGCTGTCCGGCTTTTCGCGGTGTAGATGCATGCATATTTAGTGCTGCCTCTAGCGCCACATCTTCAGAACAGGTTGAAGTGGTGGAGGAGTGGGCTGACTTACACCCGCGCAAGACACGGCAAGATGTATTTCTGGAACAATACCCGGAAGCAGAGATAGATATTAACGGCCTGTTGGCGGTATGCCCTGCACCAATTTTTCGCTCACATAGGAATGATGGAGGAGGGTGCTCAGACTTTCACAAGAATTGCGTCGAGTGCCGCCGCGAGTTCTGGTCACAGAAGGTGAAATAAATCATGCCTAAACGAATATCCTCGGACGAGAGTATGCGTAAGAAATATCTCACAGGTGTTTGTCCATTTTCCGGTGACTGCTTCACATGCCCGGAGCCTGACTGTGTAGCTAACAGCGGGTTAGCTTACAGAATAAACATCTTGCCAGCAGATATTGAGAGGGGCAACGCACTAAAAGGTGGAAAGTAAAATGAAAGACCGATAGGATAACCTATCGGTCTTTCTCTATCTGTAACTGTTGATACTACAAAGCGGTAAGCTGTCCGACTGCACAACCGGCGGTCTATTCCACCCGTGCTTCCCGGTGTACACAATGTAGTTGACAACAGCAGATAGCGTCAATAAGATAACGCTTTGAGGATTGCTTCCTTGCACTTCAAATCCTTAAACCTAAAGCAGCCCTTCTCAAAATAGTACCTCATGCTATCAAGGAACCAGCTGTTCCTTTTCAGCATGACATAGTTGATGTCGTGGTCTTCCGTTGTTACTGTGATTCTACTCGGATATGAGCTGTCCGGTCTATCATCACAGTAAATCACACCAGCTTCCGCATACTGCCTAACAGCATAGTCAGTATTCTTGTACCTGATAGTTGCAAGATATTCACCAGCACCTTTAGGCTTTTCAATGAACGCCTTGTTATCATTCAGATACACACATTCACTTGAGTAAGCCATGTACTCATTCTTAGCGAACGCCTGATTGAATCCGCTTTCCTTCTGTGCGCGGCTTGCGCTATCCACATAGCCTTGTTCCATTACGAACCCAACGCCGCGAAGGAACTTAGTGTCATCACGCAGCCTTGACGAAATGCCCATTTCCGTATAATAAGGATTGATGATACTCACCGGGTTACTCAGCATAAACACGGGCACATACCTTGTCTGTTCTCCCTGTCCTCTGGCAATACTGGTGTGTACAGACAGGAACTTTCGTATCTCGTCAGGGCAATAGTGGTTTGTTTCACTCTGGAACTCGTCAAACAGTATGCGTTTAACGTCACTAAAGATGTGACTGTACTTCTTAATCTGGTCAGCGCTATTCAACGCAAGTGCATACCCACATCCCTCGCCATCCAGATATAGCTCATGGAAAATTCCTCCGGCCTTAGACTTACTCGTCATTTCCATATCAGGAAAGAACAGTGTTCTAATATCCTTAAAGAATTTTTCCGCACAATCATCCATCTCATACTTATACCGGTACAGCAGCGCGAATTTTTCGTGTTTATCCTTCCACCTATTCACGCAAAGTCTGCCAAAGTATGTGGTTTTACCGCCCGTTCTGTTGGTCGTGCAAATGTAAATTTCTGGCTTGTTTCCATTGATGTCCATTAGGGACAACAGTTTAGTTCCGTCATAATATTGAGGTTTCATAAAATTCCCTCCCACTAAATTTTACCACACCTCTTGACAAATGTCAAGTTTTATGATATATTTATTATAGAAAATTTCGGAAAGGAGATTGCTATGGACGCTAACACTATCACCACCCTAATCACCTCTGTGGGCTTCCCCATTGTCGTCTGTTTGATTTGCTTTTGGTACATCAACAAGATGCAGGAAACGCACAAGGCTGAGACGCACGAACTGTCCGAAGCTTTGAACAACAACACCATCGTGATGCAGAAGCTGGTGGACAAACTGGACAAAGGAGAGCTGTAAAATGAAAATCATTGAACCTCGCTATGTGTGGAACGGAGCACTCTCTAAACGAACGCAGCCCATTTATCGCATCATTCTGCACCACGCAGCAGCTTCACATTGTTCTGCTGTTCAGGTACATAGCTGGCACAAAGCTCGTGGCTGGGTAGGTATCGGGTATCACTTCTTTATCACAAAAGATGGTGACATTTATCGTGGCCGACCCATCGACTGCATAGGTGCTCACGCTGGTGGTTACAACTACGACAGCATTGGCATTTGTTTCGAAGGTAACTTCGAAAATGAAGTTATGCAGAACGCGCAGGAAGAAGCTGGCCGCGCACTGGTAAATAGTTTGACCGCTCAGTACAAAACCATCAAGCTCATTCAAAGGCATTCTGACGTAAACGCAACGGCTTGTCCGGGAAAGAATTTCCCGTTCGACTATATTGCACATGGCATTGTGCCGGATAGTGACCCGAAGGAGGAAGTTGTGTACGGCATCAACGTCGCAGAGATTGCACGAGGGGCAACAGGCCCGGATGTGCTGATTTTGCAGAAAATGCTTATCGGCAACGGGTTCTCTTGTGGTCGCACCAAAGCTGACGGTCAGTTCGGAGCCAATACGGAACAGGCGGTTAAAGACTTCCAAAAGTCCCGTAGCATTTTAGTTGATGGCATAGCTGGCAAGCAAACGTGGTACAAACTATTCTTGAAGGAGGACACTCATGGCAGTTAAGAAAATTGATGAAATCATGGCGGCTGTGCGCGCCCGCATTGGAGAGGACACTTCTGATGAAGCCCTTTCCTTCGTGGAAGATATCCACGACACCCTGAACTCTCTGTCTTCTCCTGACAATGAAAATTGGAAGCAGAAGTACGAGCAGAACGACGCAGAGTGGCGGGCAAAGTACAAGGAAAGATTTTTCAATCCTGAGAAGCCCGCTGACCCTGACCCGGAGCCGCAGCCTGACCCGGCTGAAAAGCTCACATTTGACAAACTTTTTGAACAAGGAGGAAATTAACAATGGCAAAACGTATTGCAGTTTCTACGCTGAATGCCAGCACGATTGATATTCTGAATACCATTCGTGCCAACGCTAGCGCAGAATATCAGGACAGTGTTCCTGCTATCACAAAAGCAACCGACATTCCCAAGGTGGGCGAGGCGCTGTATGGCTACCCCGCTCTGGCTAACCAGTTCCTTTCTTCTCTGGTTAACCGTATCGCTCTGGTGCGTATCAAGAGTGCGGTCTTCAACAACGCCTATTCTCAGCTGAAAAAGGGCTATCTGGAATTTGGCGAGACTGTTGAGGAAGTGTTCGTCAACATCTGCAAGGCTCGTGAGTTCTCTGCTGAGAAGGCTGAGAGCCGCGAACTGAAGCGCTCTCTGCCCGATGTGCGCACCGCTTTCCACGCGATGAACTATCGCGTACAGTACCCCATCACCATTCAGGACGAAGACCTTCGCATGGCTTTCATGTCTGCCGAGGGTGTGACCGACCTGATTGCCCGCATCGTGGACAGCGTGTTCACCGCCGCCGAGTACGACGAGTATCTGCTGTTCAAGTACCTGCTTATCAAGGCCATCTCCCACGGTAAGATTTACCCCAAGGCGTTTGACGCTGCTGACATGAAGAACGCTGCCAAGGCGTTCCGCGGCATGAGCAACAAGCTGACCTTTATGAGCACTGAGTACAACAACTCCGGTGTTCATACCGCCACTCCCCGCGATGACCAGTTCATTTTCATGGACAGCGAGTTCAATGCGGCCTATGACGTTGACGTTCTGGCTGCTGCGTTCAACATGGATAGAGCGACCTTCACCGGCCATCTCATTCTGGTTGACGACTGGACTACCTTCGACAATGACCGGTTCTCCGTCATTGTTGATGCCAGCGACCAGCTGGAAGCTGTTACTCCCGGCGAACTGGCTCTGATGGCAAACGTCAAGGCTGTTATCGCTGACCGCGAGTGGTTCCAGGTCTATGACAACCAGTCCAAGATGACCGAAAAGTACGTTGCTTCTGGTGAGTATTGGAACTACTTCTACAACGTGTGGAAGACTGTTTCCAGTTCTCCCTTCTCCAACGCTGTCGTGTTCGTTGATGACGCTGTTGCTATCGCGGCTCCTGCTTCCATCACCTGTGAGGTCACTGATGTGTCTCTGGCCGAGGAAGCCACTGTCGTCACTCTGGTTCCTCAGTTTGACAACGCGGCAATCAACAATTACGCATACAAGTTTGTGCAGACGGAGGATTGCGTCAAGCAGAGCATCGCTGTACACCGCTATGGTGCTATCATTTATCCCGCTAATGCTGTGGCTCAGAAGCTCAGTATTGAGATGGCTGGTAACACCTATACGACCGAAGCGGCGTTCGACTACACCACTGCTAAGGTTGGTGCTACGGTGACGTTCCCCAAGGCGTAAGTTAACAGGGAGAGGGGTAACACCCTCTCCCTCTCCAAGGAGGAAAAGATATGAAGGTATTTCCTGATGGAAAACTGTATATCATAAGCGGTTGCCCCTGTGACCCTGACTATGAACACACTCTTTACTGGCCTAATAAGGAAGGGCAGCACGCCTATTTCCTCACAAAAGCTAAGTACCGTGTGGACAATATGAGTTACCAGAGGGCAAAGCGTGGAAGGGTGCGTGTTCAGTACAAGGTTGAAGACCTGTATGACTGCAACTATATTGCGTTTCAGAATAGCTCGTTTGGCAACAAATGGTTCTATGCTTTCATTGATGACGTCACCTATGTGAGCAACATCACCAGTGAGATTAGCTACACCATTGACGTTATACAGACGTGGATTACTGAGATGGATTTGCAACAGTGCTTTGTTGAACGCGAACACAGCGTAACAGACGCAATAGGCGACAACATAGTGGGAGAAAACCTCCCGACAGGTGAATACATAGGAAGTGGCCTTGAGCCAATTAAAGCAGGAACAGACACCTATCCAGCGTTCAGAGATTGGATGATTGTAGTAGCCACGGCGGTAGACGAATCAGGCTTATCGAATCCCGGCGGTTTTTACGGACGTTTGTATTCGCAGGCTGAGTTCAAAACTTTCCCAGCGACAGCCGAGGGCATCACTCAACTGGCAGAGTATTGGCACAAAATTGATTTACTCAACAGAAGTAACATCATTTTGAACTGCTTTATGATGCCAGCTGGAATGGTAGCCACGAAAACGTCAGCCCCGTCTGGCACATACTATTCAAACAATTTCTGGATTCCGAAGGTTGCCACTCTAAGAAGAACAGATGGAAGCGCCCCCAAAAACAATAAATTGATGACATACCCTTATACCTATCTTGAGGTTACTAACCTCCAAGGGACTGTCAAAGAATACGCTTATGAACTATTCACAACTGACGCACAGCTTCCTAACACCATAGTGTTCCATGGTTTTGTTGATACCTCTGCTAATCCTACCTTTGTATTCATGCCAAAGAATTACAAGGGTAACACGAACCCTAACCCTGACGAGCGTATAACTCTAAACAACTTCCCGGTTTGCCCATGGGGTGTAGGAGACTTCCTGAATAAATCCGCGCAGCTAATCACAAGCGCTGCGTTGATTGGTCTTACAGCTGGAATAGCTGGCTCACCCGGAACACCGGGTCACTTCACAGCCACTACACCGCCCATAAATGTAGGTGCTGGTAGCTCCCCGCAGCTTGCAAACACCTCTTTAATGGTTAGGCCACCAGAGTACACGTCTCCAATAGGTGTTGCAGAGGGCACACCGCCAAGTCCCAGTATACCGCCTGTTTTGTCAAATAGCCAAGCAATAGTTGCGCAAATGATGCTAAACAATGCCATGCACATGGGCGCTTCCCGTGTTTCCGGCGGTTCTGACGCGATGTTCAACGCTGGGTGGTTTAGCATTTGTCATCAGCAAAAAATGATTAGACCTGAATATGTTGATATGATTGACGATTATTTCAGCAGGTATGGGTACGCTACTCGACGTTTGAAAACACCAAACATTTCTTCTCGCCCTCAATGGAATTATGTGCAGACAGTCGGGTGTAAAATTGGAGGTTCCATTCCTTGTCAGGATGAAAAGCTTATTTGCTCAATTTTTGACCATGGTATAACCTTCTGGAAACATCCAGAAAATGTCTGTAACTATTCCCTCGACAATAGTCCGACATAAGGAGGACAACATGGCAAGACGTAAAACAAATTTTTGGGAAAGCGCTGTGATGAACAACGCGACCTATATTCAATACTATAACCGCCTTATCGAACTCTCAATCGCTATGTTCGACTGGACAGGTCTTCCTGACACGATTGACCCTCGTTTCCTTGAACTGACCTTGTTCAAGTACGGTCAGGCCGTGTTCTTCAAAGATGAAGTCATAGGTTTTCTGGCTTTGACAAACGCAGTTCAAGGTGGGTTTGACGTATATGGATATCCGGTTGCGTCCCGCGCTTACTCCCCATACAATAAGTATCAGAAAAACCTCACCCTCGATGACAGCGTTATCATCTACAACAACTACCTTCGCACACCTTCTTCTCTGGACGTTGAAGTTTTCGCAAAGCGCCTGTACAACCTCGACCGGGTGATTGACGTAAACGCCAATGCGCAGAAAACCCCTGTACTCATTAAATGCGCAGAGACACAGCGTCTCACCATGAAGAATTTGTACAAAGAATTTGACGGAAACAGTCCGGTTATCTTCGGTGACAACGGTCTGAATGACGCGAACTTCACTGTTCTCTCCACGGAAGCCCCGTATGTGGCTGACAGAATCTATCAGTTGAAGACGCAGATTTGGAACGAAGCTCTCACCTATTTGGGCATATCCAACATCAACGTGCAGAAGAAGGAACGGCTCATTACGGATGAAGTCTCCCGCAACATGGGTGGCGTGATTGCTTCCCGGTATTCTCGCCTGAACGCTCGTCAAAACGCTTGTGAGAAAATCAACAAAATGTTCGGCCTAAACGTGCGGTGCGAATACCGTGATGACTACCGCGAGCTGGATGAACTGGAAGACGTAACTGATGACGATGAACAGAAACCGGAGGTAAAGGAAAATGAGTAAATACACAACCGAAGTTCGCTTTATCTGCGAAAACGCTGCCGGGCTTATTGAAAGTTTGGGTGAAGGTGCTATCGAAGATATCATCACGAAAGCGGCTCCAAAGGTGTTTAACTTTGATTTTCCTATCTTCGATGAAAGTTACCGGCTGACGCTTGAAAAACAGATACTCCGCGCCTACTACACAAGAGAGATTGGTGAGGAAACTGTTGGGTTGTGGAAGCTGCGACTAAATTCTCGTCTCAATCTCATTATGCCAAAGTACAATCAGCTTTATGAAAGCGCACGTTTGCAATTCAATCCCATGTATGACGTGGACTACAAGCGATTTGGCACCAATAGTGGCCAAGGGCAGAGCAGCGGTTCGTCTCAGGCTCAGAATATGCACAGTGACACACCTCAGAATGGATTGACTTCTGTGTTGTCCGGTGAATATCTGACTGACGCGGACGTGTCCGATAACAGCAGCATCAGTCAGTCCGCTAATAGTGGACAGTTCGAGGAAACGATACAGGGCAAAACTGCCGGGAGTTCGTATTCCCGTCTGTTGAAAGAATATCGACAGACGTTTTTGAATATTGACAACATGGTAGTAAGCGAGTTGAATGACCTTTTCATGGGTCTGTGGTAAGGAGGTACTATGACTGAATGTAATCCTAACTATTGGCCGTGGTCACAGAAGGTCTTGCCCCTGACGTATGATGAAAGTCTCAGCTACTACGAGGTCTTGTGTAAGCTGAGAGACTACATCAACGAAATGGGTAAGCGTCTGGACGACTACGGAGAGCAGGTACTTGCTGCAAGCAAAGCATACACCGACGGTGAAATTGCAAAGAGTGTGCAACAGTACAATCAGGCTTTGCAGCAGTTGACAAACGACTACAATGAGTTTGCTGACAACGTTACAGGCGCGTTGAGGGGTTTCCAGAATCAGATGGACAGCAACTTCCAGCGACAGGACAACGAAATCGCTGGCGGTAGGGCTTACACTGACACTAAAATCTCTCAAAACAACGAGTGGTTGCTTGAGCAGATTAGTCAGCAGCTTATCAGCGTGACAGTGCTGAACCCGTTTACAGGCGAGCGCGAGAGCATTCAGGACATGATTGACTATCTGTCCAGCCTGCACATGACGGAAGCCATTACCATTATCGGTATCGGTACAGCACAGAGAACTGTCAACAAGGTTATCTCTTACAATGCCACCTGTACGCAGCTGGTTAACAACGGTAAGAATATCTTCGCTCAGGCATAAGGAGGATAGGATATGTATGTCGATGAATGGCTGACAACCGTTAACGAGATTGAGTTCGTTGGTGCAAGTTTGGAAAGCTGCAATCAGCTTATCAACTATTGCCAGCAGAACCAGATTCCGTATACAGCGCAGTTGGAGTATAACGACAACGGGTTGAAGTATACCCTGACCGCCAAGGCTAACAATGAAGTCGCTTATGCCATGATAAGAGACTACAAAAATCGTGGAGGTAACTAAATATGAAAACTACATCTAATTATGGGTACAAGCAGTATGAAGGTAGCGATATCTTTAACCCGCTGAGTGTTGAAGCGCAGAACATCCAGAGCATTGATGCCAATATGGGCAAGAACCGGGACGCTGCGGTGCAGCTGGCTACGGAGGTCAAGAGCGGCACTGTCCACGCTATCACAAGAAGTGTGCGTGGTGCATCCGTGATTCGGTTCGTGGCTACCAGCGACTGGGCACAGGGCGATACGTGCACCGTAGATGGCACTCAGGTGTCTACTCTGCTGCCGACCGGCGAGACGCTGCCGGGTGGTGCGTGGAAGATTAACAGCAACGTGCTGGCTGTGTTGACTGGTACGCTGCTGACGGTGTTTACTACGGCTCCCGCTGGTGGCGGCACGGAAATTGATGCAGACACGTTGCAGGGGCATGATGCGGCGTATTTCATGAGCAGAGAGGACGGCGCTGTTAAGAGCGTGGGCAGCTCGGTGCTGCTAAACGCTGGCAGTTGGGTACAGAGCGGCGACAAGTATGTGCAGACTGTGGCCGTGGGGGGCGCTACTGCTGATAGGAACATCGTGACCAGCCCTGCTGCAAGTAGTTGGTCTGCTGCACAGGATAGCAATATCCGTTGTACTGCGCAGGGCACTGGGACGTTGACGTTTACTGCTGATAGCATTCCTACGGCAAGCGTGTACTTCAACGTGATTCTGCTGGGCTAAGGTAACTTTCGTTGTGTAGTGGGTGGGCGGTGTCTATTGGGCATGAGTGCTACGACAGCCGGGTGCGGGTCTTCCGTGGGTATAAATTTGGAAAGGAGTATTACAATATGATTGTTAACGCTGGATATAGAGGTAAGGTTGGCGTAAAAGCGCCGAAGTTCACATATACAGGCCAGTATAATGTGAGAAAAGATGGCGTGGTGGAGCTGCTGACGAGCGGGGCGATTGTGTTCCTTGAGCCGAAAGTCATTGACCTGTTTATGGTCGGCGGTGGTGGCGGTGGCGGCGATTTTGGTGGCACTGCCAGTAGTTCAGCACTTGCTGGTGGTGGCGGCGGTTACACTCGAACAGTTCGGCGCGTAAACGTTCCCGCTAATACAGAAATTCCTGTCACTGTCGGCGCGGGTGGTGCAGTCAACAGCAGGGGTGGTTCATCGGCTTTCAACACTGCATACAGTGTACTCGGCGGTTATCCTGCTTTGCCTTACAGTAATACTAATAGAACGAGCCTTAAAGGGGGTCACGGAGGTTCTGGCGGTGGCGGCGGTGTAATTAGCAACTCCGATTACGGCGCTGGAGGATACGATGGCAACGATGGTGAAGCGGGGTACGGTCTTAGTAACATTTCCGGTGGCACTGGGCAGCACACTACCACGAAAGAATTTGGGGAAACCTCTGGAAAACTGTACGCTGGTGGCGGTGGCGGTGGTAGATATATCGCCGGAAACACTTTTGTAATTAGCCCCGGTGGTTCCGGTGGCGGAGGTTCTGGTGCGTGTGGCCACGGTAGTAATGCCCAAGCTGCCGCAGCAGGTGTTGCCAATACTGGTGGTGGTGGCGGCGGTGCTGCCGCAAGCTATAACCAGATTAAAGGAAACGGCGGCTCTGGTGGTTCTGGCATTGTGTGTTTCCGTGATGCGGTGGAGCTGCCTGAGTTGGCCGGGACGTGGGTTATGAATAACCAGATTTATCAGCCCGAAACCAGCATCAAAGAACTGGTGAATTTCACCATGCCGGGTTATACATTCGCAAGCTATAATGCGAAAGGCATTGCGATAACTGGGATGCCTACTACGCCCGTTTCCATTTTTGGAATTTGGAAGTCTACGGAAGCAACTGAACAATACCTTACTGTGTATGACTTTTACACTAATAAATGGGCAAATACGAAAGACCTGTCCCCAGCTGTGCTGACGTTCCCTGTCGGCTCAACAGCGTCGAACGAATTCCGCGCATGGCTGGCAAGCAACGCAACTAAACAATAACATACTTACCAAGTTGTAAGTGTTGTTCAGGGAGAGGGCAATGCCCTCTCCCTCTTTTCGGTTAATAGTGGCGATGAATGGGCGGGGCGAGGTTTTGAATGTCAACCCTTCAGGGTTGACCGCCCGAGCGAAGCGAGGGCGCTCCCGCGAGTGAGCGTAGATAAAACAAATAAATCAATTAT